TTATGCGTTACGATAAATACTATTGTTATGCCGAGACTCAGTTTATACAAACCCGAAAGAGGGAAAGATTATTCATTTTTAGATAAGACTATAACAGAGATGTTTACCGTTGGTGGTACCGACGTCTTTGTACACAAGTACTTAGGTCCTAAGAATCCAGATGACGCAAGTGCTACGGCTGATCAGCCACAGTACAATGCTGTAAAAGAAACAAATATCCAAGATATGCTGTTTATGGAAAACAGAGATCGAAAATATGATCCAGACATTTACACAATGCGTGGCATATATAGTGTCTCTGATGTAGATTTTGATATGAGTCAATTTGGATTGTTCTTGCAAAACGACATTATTTTTATGACTATACCAATTAATTATAGTGTAAAAACTTTGGGACGTAAAATTATGTCCGGTGATGTAATTGAATTACCTCATTTAAAAGATGAAAATGCACTTAACGATTATACTGTAGCACTCAAACGATTCTATGTTGTTGAAGATGTTAATAGAGCAAGTGAAGGATTTTCGCCAACTTGGTATCCACACTTATATCGTGTGAAGATGAAGCAAATAGTTGACTCGCAAGAGTTTAAAGAGATACTTGATTTACCAGCAGAAGAAGGTTCATCACAAACATTACGTGATGTTCTTAGCACATATGAACAAGAGATGCAAATTAATGATGCTATTATTTCACAAGCAGAAGCTGATGCTCCTAAAGCAGGTTATGACACTAGTCATCTATATACACTACAAGTTGATGACAGAGGTGAACCAGAACTAGTAACAACAGATGCAACAGACCTTGATGCAAGCACACAAGGAGAGTTAGCAGATAGAGTAAACCAAACTCCGGAACGTGAAGGATATACAGGATATCTTATTGGAGACGGTATAGCACCAAACGGAGAAGCATTTGGAAGTGGAATTACTTTTCCGCTTACACAAACTAAAGGCGACTATTTCTTAAGAATTGATATGATGCCTAATAGATTATTTAGATATGACGGAACAAGATGGGTTAAGATGGAAGATAATGTACGAATGACAATGACAAACACAACTGCAAAACAAACACAAAAAGGAACGTTTGTTAATAATACAAATGAATCAACAATTGGTGGCGACACTGTAAAAGAAAGACAAGGTTTAGGTCAAGCGTTGAAGGCAAAGGCAGATAATTCATGAACAAAATTAGACACAATATAGCAGGATTTATTTTTGCAGGGCTAGGATTTTATTTTTTATTCCTAGATATGATGCCAATGTCAATGGGTGCTGGCGCGGCAATGGATCATAGTATGCACACTACTCATAGTAACACACTATTTGGAATTGGTGAAATGACATGGATGTGGTTTACAATGGCTGTTGTACATTTCTTTTTAAATGATTGTCAATGTAAATCATGTAAGGGTAAAGATTAATGCAACATTTTTATGACGGACAGATTAGAAGATATCTTACACAACTTGTAAGACTATTCAGTAATTTTTCTTACAAGGACGGCGACGACAAAATAGTCCGTGTGCCTGTAATGTACGGAGATATTACACGTCAAGTTGGTCATATTTTAAGAGATAATTCTGAAAACAAAGTACCTAGTGCTCCACGTATGTCAGTATATATTACAGGATTAGAACAAGATAGATCACGTACTAGTGATAGTTCTTTTACTAGTAAGGTACATATTAGAGAACGTGCTTACGATGATGCCGGCAAAGAATATTTAAACACACAGGGTAAAAATTATACAGTAGAACGTATAATGCCTAGTCCATATACATTAAATGTTAATGTAGATATTTGGTCAACAAATACAGATCAAAAATTACAAATTATGGAACAACTATTAATGTTGTTCAATCCTAGTTTAGAAATACAAACAACTGACAACTATGTTGATTGGAGTAGTTTAACAAGTGTAGAGTTAACAAGTATGAACTTTAGTTCAAGATCAATTCCTATCGGAACAGAAAGTGAAATTGATGTTGCTAATCTTTCATTTACAACACCTATATACATTAATATGCCTGCTAAGGTTAAGAAATTAGGAATTATAACAAATGTTATAATGAGTATATTTGATGAATCAAACGGTAATGTTGAATTAGGAATTACTACACCTCAACTAAAAGCATATTCTGATAGTCCAGCAGAAAGAGCGGCAATGGATAAACAAACTGATCGTATTAATAGAGATTCATTAAACCTTTCAGTTACTACTGCTACGTATAAAGACTACGGGTTAGTTGTTATGAACAATATTGCACAGTTAATTGATAGAGGAAAAACAGGTACAGTAACTTGGACTAAACTAATCGAAGCGTTACCTGGAGAATACAAAGCAGGATTATCACAGTTACAATTACAGCGTAAAATACTAGTAGGAGAAGATACAAGTATAAGTGTTAACGGATCAGTAACTATTAATACACTAGACGAAAGCCAATTAGTTATTGATTGGGATGAAGACACAATTCCTACAAATACTACTTTACCTAGTCCGTCAGGAAGAAATAATACTGGCTCAATTGACTTTATAATTGATCCTGGAAAATATAATCCAACTACAGCCAAAACACCTGGCCTTAGACTATTATTACTAGGTGCAATTAACACAAGTACTAATGTAGGCGAAGCAGGATATGATGGTCCAGACGCTTGGAAAAATGCAGATAATTCAGACTTTGTAGCAGGCGAAAATGACATTGTAGAATGGGATGGAACTGCATGGCATATTGTATTTGATGCTAGTACAGACCCAGGAACAGCAACAAAATACGTAACCAACCTAAATACTGGTGTACAGTATAGATGGACTGGTACAGAATGGATACTTTCATTCGAAGGCGAATACCGAAAAGGCACCTGGCGCCTGTCACTCTAAAATAAGTACTTGCATGAGTCAAGAAATTATATGCAGTGGTGCCTTGTTTTATTCACTTAAAACACAACGGTTTTTATTATTACATCGCACACAAAGCAAACAAAAACATGTATGGGGATTAGTAGGCGGTACTAACGGCAAGAATGAAGCTCCGTGGCCTGCACTACAACGAGAAATACACGAAGAAGTCGGTGAGTTACCTGACATAATCAAAACTATTCCATTAGAAACTTTTATTAGTACAGATGAAAAATTTAGTTTTCATACATATTTGTGCATATTAAAAGATGAATTCCTTCCACAACTAAACGAAGAACATGACGGATATGCATGGGTAAGTTTTGGAAGATGGCCTAAACCATTACACATGGGATTACGCAATACATTACAAAGTAAAACCAATCAAACTAAATTTGAAACAGTTTTTAGTCTAATTGATTATTTAGAACAGGATAAAAAATGAAGCAAATCGAAAACATTACAATAGTTGGCGGCGGTTCGGCGGCATGGTTAGCGGCCGCATATATTCGGCATAATATGTGGGACGTTCCATTAACAATAATTGATAAAGAAGTAGGAACCCCTATTGGTGTTGGTGAAGCAACTGTATTAACTTTTCCTTCTTTTCTTAGAGAGTGCGGATTACATGAAAGAGATTGGTTTACACAAGTAGATGGATCGTATAAGGCTGGTATCAACTTTCCGGGATGGAAGAAGCCAGGCAATACTGTATGGCATCCTTTTTATCTTAATAAATCATATATTGATCAAGCAATGACACAATATGACGTTTGGGCAGATCTAGGCAAGCGTGAAACCTTTCAAGATCTGGCTTTACCCTGTTATAAAACAAATATGGATAACAAAATTGATATACACAATGCGTATACAACACTAGCATATCACATTGATTGCGGAAAACTAGTAAAACGTTTACAAGAAATATGTCAAAGAGATATGAATATTATTAAAAGTGAAGTTGTAGATGTTATTAGAGACGATGAAGGATATATCACTGAACTAAAATTAGCAAACGGACAAACACATAAAGGTGACTTCTTTATTGATTGTACAGGCTTTGGTTCAATACTAAAAAAGCCGGACAGAGTTGAGTTGCTAGGTGAAGGAAGATTATTTACAAATACTGCTGTTGCAGGACATGTGGAGTACGAAGATATTGAAAAAGAACGTACACCGTATGTAAATTGTCCTGCTGTAGACCATGGATGGATTTGGAAAATTCCTACACAGTCACGTTTAGGTAGCGGCATGGTATTCAATAGAGATATTACCGATGTTGATACTGCTAAACAATATTTTAGCGATCATTGGAATGGAAGAATTAAACCAGAAGATATGAAAGTTATTGACTGGAATCCTTACTACAGTAAAAACTTTTGGGAAAAGAATGTTGTTTCAATTGGTCTAAGTGGCGGATTTATTGAGCCGTTAGAGAGTACAGGATTAGCAAGTATGACAACAGGTGTTCAAGAACTTGCAAAAATGATACCCCAGCAATGGTATGATGACAAGAGAATTAGTACATATAATAATTATATGATGGATTGGTATAATGATGCTGTTGACTTTATTAACAGTCATTATGCTGATACTGAATGGGATACACCTTTTTGGAATTTTGTAAAAGAAACACATGTAAAATCAGACAAACATAAATTTTACGAACGCTGGTTAAAGGATCCTAAAAGAAGTTTTTACTCTAGAGTACATTCAGTTACACTATTTCATCCACCCAATTGGCAACTTTGGTTAATACAAATGGGATATCCAACAAACGTTGACTTATCAAGAATACCAAAGTTAGATCTAGAAGCTCAACAACAAGATTTCAACCAACAAGAACATATAAGACATATAGTTAGTATGTCGCACTCTGATGCAATTGAAACTACTAACTTAGGTGTTGACTGGTGGTCAAAGTGTATGAGCCGTACTGACAGAGAAACAATGATATGAAGATAGTTGTTGTTGGTGGAGGTACAGCCGGTTGGCTAGCGGCTCTAATGATTTCAAAAATTAAGCCCGAAAACACAGTAACAGTCATTGAAAGTTCAAAGATTGGTATCATAGGTGCAGGTGAAGGATCAACAGGATCACTAACAAATATTATCCACAATGAGATGTGGGACTTTGGTTGCAACGAACAAGACTTTATTAAAGAGTGTGATGCTACAATTAAATTAGGTATTAAACATATTGGTTGGGGACCTGACAAAAACAAACATTATTATGGTCCTATTGACGGCACACCAACTAGTAATGATGTTGTTGACCTTGTATTTCAACATGCTTTAGGTTGCAGAGATCAAGACTTATTACACATTGCTACCGAACTTGGATATAAAATACACCATAATAAAAATAGTTTTGTTGAGCCTGCAGGCAATCATGCATATCACTTTGATGCACACAAAGTAGGCCAATATTTTAAGAAGATTTGTGAATCTGTTACACATATTGACAGTGAAGTTGAACAAGTTATGCTTGAGTCAGACACCGGATTTGTGGAGTCAGTTAAGTTAAGTAATGGCAATACAGTTGAAGGCGACATGTTTATTGACGCTAGTGGATTCAATCAAGTGCTTATGAAAGCAGTAGGCGGAAAATGGAAAAGTTATAAGGATAATTTGCCTGTAAACAGTGCATTACCATTTCTTTTACCATATGAGGATGATGAAGTTATCCAACCTGTAACTAATGCATGGGCACAAAATAATGGTTGGTGTTGGCAAATACCTACAAAAAATAGACGTGGATGCGGATATGTATTCAGTGATGAATTTGTTACAGCTGACCAAGCACATGCTGAACTTGAGCAAACAATTGGTCGCAAAGTTGACCCAATTAGGCTATTAAAGTTCGAATCAGGAAGACAAGAAACACTTTGGATTAAGAATGTTTTATCAGTTGGATTGTGTGCGGCCTTTGCAGAACCATTAGAAGCAACAAGTATACACACAACAATTATGCAATTAAAAGATTTTGTGTTTAGTTGTTTATCTACTAACAGAGATATCACATGCAACGAAGGAACTGTTAACAAATACAACAATGACAAAGCCCATATGTATGATACAACAAAAGATTTTTTAGTAGCACACTATACATGCGGCCGCAATGATACAGAATTTTGGAAGTATATTGACAGTGGAGCAACAACTACAGAGTTTGTAAAATCAATACATGAAGTTTGCAAACATAGAGTACCTAACATGACATTATTCCCTAGACCAGAAGGCGGAGCAGGATGGCCTTTGTGGAGTTACGTACTTGCAGGCACAGGCAAATTAACATCTGAAGTTGCTGAAATAGAATTAAATTTTAATAATGATATAGATTTTAGTGACAGTGCATATCGTTATCATGTTGAAACTTTTGATCAACGTATTCAAAATTTACCAGACAATACACAATACATAAAGGACATGTAATGAAAGTTTTAGTTATTGGCGATGTAATTATCGACAAATATATCTACGGTACATCTACACGTATCAGTCCTGAAGCTCCAGTTCCTGTAATAACTTATATTGAAGAAAAAGAAACAAGAGGTGGTGCAGGACTTGTATACGAAAACTTAAAAAGTTTAGGCGTTGATGTTGATATGTTTGAAACACAAGGTCAAGTTAGTGTTAAAACTAGAATAATTTGTGACGGACATTATGTTACACGTATTGATGATGATGCACAAGCAAACGGAACGGAAGTTTTAAAACAAGTACAAGAAACTAATTTTTCTCAATACGACTATGTTTTACTAAGTGACTACAACAAAGGTGTATTAGATGAAGCAAGAGAAATTATTAAACATATTAATACATTTAATTGTAAGATAATTGTAGATCCAAAAGAAAACCAGTGGTTCTACGAAGGTGCTTGGTTAGTAAAACCTAACTACAGTGAATTCGAATCGTTAGAATTTGATAATTGGCAGGGTAATATTATTACTACTAATGCTGGTGAAGAAGTTATTGCTACTATTGATGGTAAAAGATATGAAGTACCTGTTGATAATTTAGAAGTAGCAGATGTTACAGGTGCTGGTGATTGTTTTTTAGCAAGTTTTGTATATGCACTTACTAAAGGATATGATTGTGAAAAAGCAATAAAGGTTGCTGTTCGTGGTTCAACAGAAAGTGTTAAACATGCTGGTACATATATTCTTAAAAAAGCTGACTTAGAAGACGTAGTTGTATGGACTAATGGAGTGTTTGATATACTGCATATTGGCCATTTAAAGCTACTTAGACACGCATACAGCCTAGGAAATAGGCTTATAGTGGGCATTAACAGCGATGCAAGTGTAAAGCGTTTAAAAGGCGATTTAAGACCCATTAACGATCAGAACACCCGCAAGGAATTGCTCTTAGAGCTTGGTTTTGTAGATGATGTAATTATTTTTGATGAAGATACTCCGCTGGAAGCAATGACGGTTTTAGAGCCAGATATTATAGTAAAAGGAGGAGACTATACGTTTGATACTGTAGTTGGAAATCATCTAGCTGAGGTTGTTATATTCCCTACTGTTGAAGGACATAGTACATCTGCAACAATTAAAAAGATTGACAACAGTAATTAAAGATAGTATAATAGTAAAAAGAGGTACAAATGAAAGTATTAGTAACAGGACATAAAGGATTTGTTGGTAGCTATATTGCCAATTATCTGCAATCAAAAGACCACGAAGTTGAAGGCTTTGAATGGGTTGAACATGTAGTGCCGGACGTATCAGCATACGATTGGGTAATACATTGCGGAGCAATATCAGATACTACTGAAAGAGATGTAGACAAAGTCTGGGCTCATAATTATGAATTTACATTACGTCTATTACAAGTTTGCGAAAATTATAATACTAATATTCAACTTGTAAGTACTTCTGCTGTTTATGGTAACAACACTAGTTTTAAAGAGTCAGATCCTGTTTATCCACAAACACCTTATGCATGGAGTAAGTATCTAATTGATAAGTTTTTAAAAGAAAACGGCTACGAAAACTTTGGTATGCTTGTACAGAACTTTAGATACTTCAATGTATATGGTCCTGGAGAAGGACACAAAGGTGATCAAATGAGTCTAGTTAGTAAGTTTCAAAAACAAGCAAGTCAAGACGGAGTAATTAAATTATTTGAAGGTAGCGACAAATTTAAAAGAGACCTTGTAAGTGTGCATGACGTTGCTGTTGTACATGAAAAAATGATGCATGAAACTGATACGTGCGGTGTATTTAATCTAGGAACAAATAAAGCAGTTAATGTTGAAGAAGTTGCTAAATTAATTGCTAAAAGATATGATGCAAAAATTGAATACATTCCAATGCCAGATCATTTAAAAAGTCAATATCAAGAATACACTTGTGCAGATAATGCAAAACTACATAATGCTATAGCAATAAGACATTGGCATACAATCGAGGAGTACATTAATGGAACCAACTAGACTAGAAGGTAAAGTAGACAAAGGCTGGGGTTACGAAATAATTTGGGCAACTAATGATTTATACTGTGGTAAAATTATGGTATTTGAAAAAGTTGGTTCTAAGTTTAGTATGCACTTTCATAAAGAAAAAGACGAAACATGGTTTGTTAACAACGGACGTTTTCTATTAAATTATATTGACACAACTACTGCTGAGTATAAATCACAAGAACTTACAGAAGGTATGACATGGCGCAATCCGCCACTAATGCCGCATCAATTAGTTTGTATGGAACCTGGAAGTAGTGTTACTGAAGTAAGTACACCTGATAGTGTTGAAGATAATTATCGTATTGCACCTGGTGATAGTCAAAAGCCTAAGCCACAAATGGAAACAGCACCATCCGAAGATGATGCTGATGGTTCTGTAACTACTACCCCTTAAAAAGATTAAGCCTGAGCTTCACCCCATTTAATAATAATATTCGCATCTACTGCCGCACCTGACGTTTTATAAACGTTCAATGCAAGCACGTCTGGACCATTTGGAAAAGTACCTCTACCACCTAATGTAGTATTTGTAAGTTCTTTCAATGATCCTAGATCCAATGTAGATCTTTCTCCAGGTTGAGCAATGAATGAGAACACTGTTTCTCCTGGCTGTGCGTATGGAGGTTGTTGGAATTTAAAGTTGTACAAGTCGCCTGGGCTAAGTGTACCACTGTAACTGTTGTTAAAGCTAACTCTATAGTATTCAATACCACCTGAACCTTGGTTACCAAATAGTAATGGTCCTTCAATATTTGACACATAACTTGATGATGGCATACTAATATCGCTTTGGTTAGTTGGATTACCGCTTGAATCACCAATTTCAGTACCTGATCTTGCGCCTGCTGAGTCCCAAACAGTTTTAAGGAAGTATGCAAAGTTTGAATTAGATTCATTACCACCTTTTTGGAATGTTTGCGTAGCACCGTTACTTGAGTTTGAATTTGAATTACCTGAGAAGTAAACTAGATATCTTCCGTAAATACTTTGGTCAACAATCTGTTGAATTGTAGTTCCTTGTGGAAAGTATTCGTTTCCTCCGCCATCTGCGTTAACCTGGTCACCAACTGATAAGTTAGAATCTTCCCAACTGTTTGCATCAAAATATGCGTAACTTCTGTTTGTTCTAAATGACCACCATGGCATTAATTGTGCCGTTGTTGTAACCTGAGCCATAACAGCCGCTGTACTATATGTCGCTGTATCACCACTGTTCCAGTTAACAGAACCACCTGATGCAACCTGTGCAAAACTTGGCTGTCCACCTTGTGCTAGTCCTGACAATCCAGTCCAACCAATGTCTCCTGGGTTAAGTGGATAGTTCTGTGGATTCAAAATACCTTCAACAACAATACCGCCGAAAATTGGATTATTACTGTCTGTAGGATCAAGTCCATCTGATGTAATCTCTAGACCCTGCATAAGCAACTGAGCTCTGTTTAATAGTTCTCTATCACCTAAGTCACCAACAATAGCATTACTAACACTCGGTGCTAGTCTTAATAAAAACGCTGTTTGTCTTGTAGTACTAATAGCCAATCCTGTTTCTGTGTATGAGAAGATATAACCTCTATCATCATCAAAGCCACCGTCTGTAATAAACGCTGAACCCCAGTGTGATATAAGTGGTGTAATACTGTTACTAATTAAAATAACACCAGTACGCTCTGCGTGTCCACTTGCTGGACCTGCGTTGTACTGTCTAGTTGCACCTGCCTGAAAGTTTTGTAGTGTAGTTCCTCTTGTACAGTTTGTTAATCTTTTTAGTGTATGATCAATAGTTGTGTAACTAATAATTTCGTTATCAATATATACTGTTCCGTTATCTGGGAAGAACTTAGATTCTACAACTGGTATAAATGTTTGTGTAGCATCAATGTCTCCAACAAGT